GTAGAGCAAGTCACCCTCATCAGTCGATGTAGCGCGGCGCAATGCAATGCGTGTAGGCGCCTTTAATAAATGTCCTGACAACAATGAGATACGCTGAGTAACATAAGTCAACTGTGTATCCGAGAATAAGAACTCGTTAAGCGCTTTACCTTGACGCTGTACAAAAAGCGTACCAGTCTCAAGCGATTGCACGCGAGTGCCGGGCTTCATGCCGTTACGCGATACAGCCTTAAATACTAGCGTTGCTGGAGTAATCGGATCGGTGCCAGTCTGAGGTACATAGAACTCACCACCAGTCGTAAACACTTGCAAGTCTCTTGAGCTTGTCATGTCAACGATTGTGTTGAGCTGGTTGGTATCTAGAGTTGCATCAATCGCGTCATCATCTAGCGACTCACTAGCTTGAAAATCAAAAAATAGACCAACCTTAGAACCCCATACAGTAGAAGGGCGAGACTTAGAGCCGCCAAAATAAAGACGGCCTTCATGGAAAGTAACAGTTCTTGGCCAGCCTCGGCCAGAGCTCCAGACATCTTCGTAACCAGACTCATATTCCCACGCTCCAGATGCTAGTGCAGTAGTGTTAAAAAATGGGTATTCAGTAATTGCATCAACAACAGTAGTGCTGATATAAGACACGATTTTAGCGCGGCCCTGTGGAGTTGCATTGACATATTGACCAACGCTACCAGCTGAGAAAACTCCAGCTGAAGCTGTCAAGCGCACATTCCCGCTAACGCGATCAGGCGTAAGAGTTGCGGCTGGATTGGTTGTAGTAAGGGTAAATGCGTATCTAGGAATAGAATCAAAAGTAATAGATGAGACAGTCCATGTAGCATCGTTACCACCACGCACAATTTTGACTGGAGGCAAATCTTCATGCACTAGGATTAGCGTATCAGCTGATTGAGTCCAGCACATACTTGACAACATAGCGCCAGTAACAGATGCAACTGCTAAATAGTTATTGCCTGTGCCATTGATATTAGCGACAACAGAGCCATTCTTTACAATGTACATACGCCCAGCTACAAAGCAAAGCATATAAGAATCGTCAACGGAGAACTCAAAAGACACTAGGCGCACGCCATTAGCGGCAGATGGTGTCGAGCTATTAGGTAACTCTAAAATGTGCTTAGAGCCAGCTCTACGGCGCATCCCGCCCTGTGGCTGTAAAACAACATTAGTAGCTTTTGATAATGCGTTTGCGTATTGAGGAATATCAAGACGCGATCTTAATAAAGGATCAAGCTCACCAGTAGAAAAATTTGTCTGGAAGTCAATGAAGCGAGCCATTAGAACCTCGCCGCTACTAAAGCATAATCCTCAATAACTTGTGGTGGCTGTCCTTGGCCATCAATATTAGATGCCTGACGGAAGAAGCCGCCTCGGCCATTCTCAGCTGGGCCGCCGACTGCAACACCTTGCCAATATCCGCTTTTACCCTCTTGCTCAGTAATCGGCATAGCTAAATGCCAAGCCATGTAATATTTAAGCAACTGTACAAAATATGTAGGCATTGCGAATTCTGGAGTCTGATATGGGTAGTCGATATAGACTTCCTCATAATTAGTCAGAATCTTATCGCCTTGAATGTCCCACTCTTTTACTGGGCGAGCATACAGGGAGTTTGTCTCAAATAATGCGCGGGGATTGCCTAAGCGATCACCCGGCATTTGATATTCATATTTCCACTCTGAATTAGGAGTAGTCACTAACCTAGCCAGCTTAACCTTTTTGTAGGCAAAGCTCCAAGGGTACAAACTCAATACTGTATCGCGTACATCTGAATAAAGTCGATCACAAGTGTTGGCTTCGTCTGTGCCGTCATTAAATGACGAGATAGGCTTTGCACCCAATAGGATCAAAGCGTCTGAGCAAATCGATACTCCAGTATCTCCAGCGGCCATACTTACCCCTCAATGTGATAAAGGGCTACCACCGAGAATCCTCAGTAGTAGCCCTCGTATTACTTACTTCTTAATCGCTATCTGTATTAGCCAAAGTTGTACCATCGTTTGTATCAACAACGCCAGAAGCGTTAGATACTATATAAACGAGAGTCGCAACAGCGGTAGTACCAGTAGATGTCAAGCAATAGATTAAATCGCCAACACTTAATGTTGTCGATAGGCTATTGAAGTATCCAGAAGTATTTACATCAGCAATCGCGTCAGTAGTCTTATAAGAATAGACTGATGGTGACTGACCCGCTTTTGATGCGCCAATGGTTGCAAAACCAGTTGAGCTAAATGCCATAATAATTCTCCTTTAATTAAGCGCCGTTTTCGTCACAAGTGATTTCAACGATACCCTCTGCATCGATGGCAACTGCGCCAGCGGAGAACATAGAGCTAACCAAGAAGCTGGTTTTCTCAGGGATATAATTGATTTCAGTCTTAGGTGCAATACCTTCTGCCATGCCGATAGCATCGCGGTGGAAAGCATAAACCTTGCGATCACCAGATGACAATGGCAAGCCGCCTTCATCGCGATCACCAATGGTATGGAAGTTGAAGCCCAAGAAAGTATTGAGTTCGCCATTTACCAAGGCTTTAACGCTATTGAAGTCAGAAGATGTAACCTTTGTCTCGCCCAACATACCAGCTAAGTTATTAGCGTGGATGAAGATATGACGATTGTCCATTGGTACATTCTTTGCATCTAAGGCTTTCTTAGCGGCCAAGAGCTTGTCCAAATTCATGTTGGTATTAGCACCACCAACAGAAGATGCAACAGTCAATGATGTGCTAGATGCTACTAAAGCATCAAGAATCAACTGATCTTGACGGCGGCCAATCGCGCCAGATACAACTTTAACCAACTCAGCACGCTCGTCAAAGTTAACTTTGGCTTGCATGAAGATGTCGCTGTACTCAGCGGCGATATAGTCGCTAAGAGTAGCGGTTACAGAGCCATAAGTAACATTTAATGGAGTTACATCAGTCTGAGGGATGCGAACTTGTGCAACGCCTTTACCGATTTTTGGGAACTTATAAGTAGAACCTTCAACACCTGAACGAACACGGACAGCTGGGCGTAACTGGGCTTGGCCCTGATATGCCTGTTTAACTTCCGCATCGAATAGGGTTACAAAGGCTGTAGATAAATTGATAGCCATTTTGCTTCCTTTTCAAAAGTTAAAAAATTAAATTTCTCGCTGTCGGTATGCCTCAGGTGAGGGACTTCGCTTACAGTAGGATGTCAGCCGATTGTGGTCACAATCTTTAAAGGGTTGTCAGACAACAACAATATGCCTTAGCTCCGATTGTATTGCGTTTTGTACAAAAAGCAAATAGGCAAAAAAAGACCCGCACTAGGCGGGTCAAATCACTCACGGAAGTGATGGGGGGTGGAGACTTAATTATATCTTGAGTTAAACAGTCTCTCTACCTTGGCTCGGTATGATGCGTCAGTTTTATACTTTGGATCACCTACCATTTGCTGAAGCTCTTGGTCTGTTGGCATACCATCAATAGGAGATGACTCGGTTGGAATGTTACCTTCATAAGCGCCACGCAACTTTTGCAATGCTTTTAAACCTCTAGCTGTGCCACCCATAATTTTGAACTCATCAAAGTCCTCAGATGACCACACTCCTTTATTGACCATGCCACGCGCCCAGTTAACCATGCCATTTATTTGAGCATCAGCATTAGGGCCAAGTGATCTACGCTCTGCCGCCGCGTCAATAACCTGACCACCTTGGGCTTCACCAGCCATAGCTGACAACTGCCCGGCAATCTCATCAAAAGCCGCTTGGCTGACACCATTCTTAGCCGCCCAGTCCTTAAATACAGGCACCATAGGCAACTCTTCAGCGTTGTCACCAAAGGCTGTTAAATCATACTTGCCTTCTGGCGGGGCTTTGTGGGCTCCTTTAGATACGATCTTACGCATATCTTTCCAGCTTTTAGCCATTCCTTCTAAGTCTGGCTCGCCGTTTTCTTTATTCCAGAAGTTTTCTGGCCACCAGTCTGGGCGGTCAACTGCTTCATCATCGGGGATTGAGTCACTTGCTCTGTGGTCAATGGCTGTTTTTTCTGGAGCTGGAGAACTATCTTGGCTACTATCTTGTGCTTCCACACTATCAAGTAAGCCAGCTGGTTCGCCGGGCTCGATTGCTACCTCTTCTTTGTCGCTCATAGATTTCTCGCTCGTTTAATGCGGGCTTCGATCTCTTTTACAAGAGAACACCTACCCTCTAGAAAATAGCCGTAACTCGGATCAGAGCCCGGCCCCCAACAAGGTTGCTCAATAGTTATTTCGCGTAACCATGCAAGCATCCGTTGTCCATCCTCCGGCCCAAATACTTTTAGGCAGAGCTTATCTTTATCGTTTCCTTCTTGGGGTTGCAGATTTTGTTGCATACCCTCTATATCATCCCACCCACTCATTCTTAAACTCCTTTTTTAATTAGCACCTCATCCACTTTAGAGACATCGGTTTCGTCAGTCGCGTGGATACAGAACCATACCACATCTGTAATAGCAACTATATGATGGGGTATTCCCGCTTTAATTTCAATACAAGCTGGGCCTGTATAAACTATGCCGACATCATCGGCAGTAACCATAGCTTTGCCAGAGGCTAAGATAGATAAATGAGAATACTCATGGGTATGCTTGGAGACTTCATATCCAGCTGGGATATACGCTTCTTTAGCATATAGCCCAGCCGCAAAATGATGTCCCTGTACTGGGTTTACAGCACAAGGTGTACAACTCAAACTGGAGCTCCCATTGGAGGAGCCATACCAGCTTGTTGATTTTCCATGACTGCCTGTTGCTGGCCAGCCATTGCCATCATCGCTTGATCTTGTTGTTGGAGCTTTTTCTGCTCTTCCATTAAGAATCCACGCTCTGCGGCTGAATTGCGTACGGAACTTGGTACGCCTAACTTATCACCTAAGAAGTCAATCAAATCACCAGTCTTAACTGCGAGCTGGCCTTCTGCGCCCATGCTTGCTGTAATTTGCATAAACTGCATGATGTTATTGATCTCTTCCATGTTTTGCGCCATAGCTAATGGAGCAACTGGAGATACCTTAACTTCAAGACCATTTACTTGTAATGGCAAATCAATCAGACCACGCTCATCCATTACTGATAGGATGCGCGATACCAATGGGATCATCGTCTCATTAATTAAACGGCCAAATGCAGAGCCCAAATTCTGAGCCAAT